GCCCATATCATCTTTTCCTTTAGAGTTTAACAACCAGACACTTGAACAAATAACATCGGCTATCTGCAAGCCGTATGGAATTAAGTATAATTTCCTCACGCCTTCCAGTAATCCATTTGAAAAAGTATCACTCGAAATTGATAAAAATATATTTTCTTTCCTTTCCGGGCTATCCGTTCAAAAAGGATTATTATTATCAAATAATAATCAGGGAAGTTTAATTTTCTGGAAATCAGGAACCGGTAATAGCGTCGCATCATTCAAAGAAGGTGAATTACCTTTTATTTCTTGCACTCCGTCATTTAATTATCAATCATTTTTTTCTCATATAACAGGAATATCATCAACCACAGAAACGAAGGATTCTGCAAAATATACATATGAAAATAAATATCTTTCTAAAATGGGAATATTAAGAAACTATAATTTTATATCCGAAGACGCAAAGGACTCCGAAATAAAACAAGTTGTACTATCCAAGGCTGGTCAAATGTTCGGCGATTGCGTATCTTACCAATTAAGTGTACAGGGTCACCGAGATAAAAACGGTAGTCTCTATGAAAAAAATAAACTCATTTCTTTACATTCCCCCAACGCCATGATTTATAATGAAACTATTTTGCTGATAAAATCACTTACCATGTCACGCACAGCGAGCGGAGATACAACCAGTTTTAATCTTGTCCTTCCTGGAAGTTATACCGGAGAAATCCCGGGGGTTTTCCCATGGGAAGAATAGGACGATGGATTTCCACAAAAATACAAACCTACATAATCGGCATCATCGAAAGCAGAATAAACGAAAAAATACAAGTCATGTTATACGGTCCATCCGGTGATGATTCACCACCCATAAAAGATGATCGAATATTGATAATATCAATAGACGGTACCGGAAAACACGCGGTATCAGGCGTCTTGTCTAAATCGCAAGGTGCCAGCCCCGGGGAAAAAAAACTATATTCCAGGGATTCGACAGGAACGGTAAAAGCAACCATCTATCTAAAGAATGACGGTTCAATAGAATTCGGAACTGGGGATGCCTCTTCCTGGGCACCAAACATCTTAACAATAGATCCCTTTTCCGGTGCGACTCACGGAGGGATACCTGCCGGAATTATAAAGTTGAAGGGGAGTTAAAATGGGATTAGGAGCAAAAATAGTTGCAGCATTAGCCACATTAACTTCATCTGAAAAAAAGGATCATGTAAAATGCTGGGATGCAATAGGATCTGTTCTTGATCAATTAATTTCTCCCGGCATGATTCAGATGTGCGGAAAGTCAACAGCCCCTTCCGGATATCTTCTTTGCGACGGATCCGCAGTAAGCCGCACAACCTACGCCGATCTATTCGCCGTGATTGGAGAAACCTTCGGACCTGGCGACGGCTCAACTACTTTCAACCTCCCGGATTTTAGAGGAATATTTCCCAGGGGGGCCGGAACAAATGACACTCTCGGAAGTGTCGGAGGAAGTGTCGGAGATTATCAGGATTTTGCTATTGAAAACATTACCGGTAGTTTTGATATCAGAGATGCTTCAGATCGTGATATTGTAACGGATACTTTTGGAGTTTTCGGAAAATCAAACGGAAATCAGGCAAGCACTGTTACAATAAACTCAATTCAAAGAGATAGAGATACGGTTACTTTTAATGCGTCTAACGTAGTCAATACTGATTCGGAAACCAGACCGGCTAATTTATCAATAAATTTCATTATAAAAACATAAGGAACAATCATGAACTATGAAGGCGATATTTTAATATACTCAACCGAAGACGGAGGGGAAATCAATTTCAATTCCGGAATACTGGAAATGACAAAAGGCTTTGAATCCATGATCTATCTTCTGTTATTCGGCGGTAATATCGATGATGACGTAACAAAGGCAACCGAGAAAAAAGAATGGTGGGGGAACAAAATAGAATCAAACAATCCAGAGCGTAAAATCCATAGCAGATTACAAAATCTCATGCATGGAATTCCAGCAACCCCTGCAAATCTTAAGAAATTAGAACAAGCAATCATCCAGGATTTATCTTTGTTGACAACCGAAAAAATAGCTGATAAGATAGAAACGGAACTATCCATACCAAAAAAAAATTGGCTGGATATAAAAATTATAGTATGGAAAGATGAAAAGAAATTATATGAAACATCCTTTGAAATTAACTGGAAGGGTATGGTAGAATGACAAAAGGTGAAATTGAGTTTGCAGAAAGACAGGCTTTAAATCTATTTGACGACTGGAATGATTCTACTGGTATTATACAAAAGTTCACATCTTATTATCACGAAGCACAAGCCTGCATTATTGATGCCGTCCATTGTGGCATACAAATGGCCATTAATAATAAAATAAATATTAAAGATGGAAATGTAATAAAAGGTAAGAATAATGGCACTTGAAAACAGAACCGTATCAGAAATAAATACTTTAATAATCAATCAAATTGAAGCACAAATAAATCAAACAATTCCAATCCTACCGGTTTCAGTTACAAGAATCTTAGCAAAGATACTTTCCGGTATTTTTATAATCCTTTACAAAGATTCGCAATATATTTTTTTACAATTATTTGTATCAACCGCAAGTTTTAAAGAAGTCACACTCTACGGGAAAAAAATAACTCCCTTAATAGAATGGGGCGTATTAATCGGAATAGGCCGACCATTAGCCGCTACACAATCCCAACTCGAACTTGAAATAATAGTCAATTCGATCGGGGAAACACTCCCTACCGGAACTCAATTTATTTCTTCCATAACCGGTCTAATCTATATTACCCAGGAAGATTATGTATTAACGGCCGGACCTGATACAATCGAAGTAATCTGCACTACTCCAGGGATTGCAGGAAATCTCGAAGTAGGACAAATATTATCACTCGCAAACACTATCGGAATAATTGAAAATGACTCAGATATAACTGATATAGTAGTCGCTGGTGTAGATGGTGAAACCGAAGCTGCCTATCGTCAGCGGGTAGTAGAACGATTCCAACTCAAACCACAAGGCGGCGCGTTATCAGATTATAGAATATGGTCTAACGAAGTAGCCGGAGTTTTACAGGTATATGTTTATACCGACGATCCTGGAAATGTTCTTATTTATGTGGCAGGGGATCCTGATGTCTATGCGGACCGCATACCATCGGCGGGCTTATTATTATCGGTGGGAGTGGCATGTACCTATGATCCACTTACAACTCTCGCAACAAGAAAACCATTAACAACAATTCTCGACCCTGCAGGTGATGAAAGCTATGCAAACGTGCTTCCCGTTTCAATCAAAACATTTGACATCACGATCGCAAGCTTAGTCGTGGACGACATAGTGACCGTAAAAGCACAAATAAGAAGTGCCCTGGATTCATTTTTTCTAAGCAGGGAACCTTATATTTTAGGTTTATCGGTATTACCTCAAAAAAACGAAGTCAGTACGTCTTTAATAGTGGCAATAATAAGTGATGTTGTGAGCGCGAATAACGGATCTTTTTTATCGGCGGCTTTATATTTTGAGGGAAATGTTGTAACATCTTATATCTTATCAGAAGGGGAGTTGTGTGATTTAGATACCATCACATATATATAATGGCATTTAACGCAAAATGGTTTAAAATAATAAAACTACTCTCGCCGAAATCTAACGCCTTCAGTTTATTTGTTCAAAAGAAACTCACTCAATTTTTTGAAGCACTCACGGCTATCCCGGATGATTTCAGAAATTATCTTGATCAAATATATCTCGATATCTTTCCGGATACAACCCGGGAACTCGAAAAATGGAAGGACCAGTTTGGTTTGCGATATTTCCCATCCGATGAAGCTGATCAGATAGAAACCATAAAAGCAGAGTGGACTGCAAAAGGTGGCCAGGGAAAAGATTATATACAAAATATTTTACAAGCTGCCGGATTTGATGTACAGGTACATGAAAATAATCCCCCAATTAATCCGGATCTATTCCTCACAACAGATCCTATTATGGTTGCAGGTGGCGGGAATGCCTATGCAGGACGATCAGACGCATACGCAGGGAAAACAGGTGGTGAATTATTAGTTAATGGTCCTATGCTAACTAATAGCCCAATCATATTATCAATCGCAGGAAATCCTAACTGTTGTTGTGGAAATAATGCGGGCCATGCAGGATATTTTGAAAAAATAAAAGCTACTGATAGAATATACACGATAACAGATGATTCCGACTATTGGCCTTATTTTTTCTTTGTGGGTGGAGATGCGACAAGAGATCCGGTCACTTACGAACTCACAAACATAGATTTCGCAAATGTCCCATATAATAGGCGCAGCGAGTTCAGGAGATTATTATTGAAATTGAAACCTGCTCAATCATGGGCAGGGTTAATCATAACTTATGTATAACAGGAGGTTATATGCTTGATATATTGACTACATATGCATACCAGGATGCTGTGGCATTTCCTAACACCGGGGCCGTTGATTCTTCCGGACCACTTACAACGGATGGTACAGAGTTTATAGCAGCCATGATAAATGATTTTTTATGGGGACCTATGCAATCCCTGCTTGATTATACCGGACAAACACCTAACGGTACGGTAGAAGGACCGTCAAACAGCCAATATCTTGAAGCACACCGGAGAGCTTTTTCATACCCAGGTGAAGTTATTGCAGCCGCCTGGAATGATGATCCCGCAACACTCGGAATAAGAGCAATTAAGATGATAGGTCAAGGTATTTTGAGGGCCAATTATCCGGAGTTAGACGCCGCTGTTTATTGTGGTGATGGAAATAATGCAACCGCCTCCGCATTTTTCAGAGCAGATGACGCTGGTGGTGTTACTCGTAATACTGCAGGTGTTTATCTCATTCTTCCGGACGCCAGGGGTTATTTTATCCGTGGACTTGATACCGCAGCCGGGATTGATCCGGATGGAGCAAGCAGAGACTTGGGAAGTATTCAGGATTTTGCTATTGAGAAAATATTAGCTACTTTTGATATTTTTCAAAATGAAAGTGCGGCTAATGTAGTATATGGTATTAGTGGCTTTACCGCGGCTGCTTCAGCAACAGCATATACCAGAAAGATTACAACTACAGTTTTATCTCCTCCAGGTGATGGAACTAGGTTGACCTTCGATTCTTCAACTCTTATCAACACCGACACTGAGACTCGTGGAATAAATATAGCATTCGATTTATATATCAGATATTAAAAGGAGAAATAATATGTATTACGCAAACACAATAATGATAGACGGCCTTGAAATAATTACCGGAATTGACAAAAAACAAATAGACAGAGTCGAAACTGAAAAAAGAATAAAATTACAAGTCGAAGAACTCAAAGAATTCAAAGCGATTAAAACAAGAAACGAAAAATCAAAACTTTATAATGCAAATATCCAGAGTGCCATAAAAGCTCAAAAGGCTATTATTGACACCGTAGCAATTTTCAAACAAATCCCCTCAGGGGCCGTTACTGATAGTGACTTAACATTTCAGCAACGTGAACGAATGAACGATCTCAAAGAAAAAATTGATTTCAATAAGGCTCAAATTAACGAATTATTAAAAGATCTTCCGGCCCTTACTGAACAATTAAAACAAAAGAAAATACAATTGCTCCATGGGAATGCTATATATTTTGAAATGCCTGTAAATACAATCAACCTTTTAGAAAAACAAGCTATTGAATATCTGAAATTATTGAACGCAAATAAAATAGTTTATAAAAAAACTAAAGTAAAAAAACTCCTAACCATCGATGGAAACATCATAATTGATTACAGAGGTGAAAAAGTATGGTCCAGAGTTGGAAATAAATGGACGTCGCGCGTGATCGCGGCCTTGACCGATCGGATTGACATACTTGAAATTATGGATATTGACTTAACGGATGAACAAAAACAGGAAATTGCAGAGCAGGAAGAAACCGAAAGAATCAATTCGCTATCCGAAGAAGAGAGGGTAAATGAAATAGCGACTCTCAAGGAATCGCTATTATCACAATCAATCAGTATGAAAAATAAGTTTGAAATCCAAGGCGATAAAGAAGCCCTTAAAAAATCTCAAGAATGGTATAATATGGAACTAATAAAATTGAATGGTAAATATGATTAAAAAGTATATTTGAGATAGATTTTTCTGATTGCACCATCATATCTTTTAGGATAATTTTCTGTTAATCTTGAATGTATACAGGTATGCGAAAAACCTATTTCAAAATTGTTTATTTTTTTCAATACAAAAACTGTGTAATAATTCATAAATGGAATATAATTGTCGATTTTGTCATATTCAAAATCGGTTTTTATATTGCCACCTGCCTTAAATCCCAAAATAGAAATATAAAGCTGAATATCGATAAACATAGTATTGTCATATTCATATTTAGTAATTTTTTCTATAGTATGACGACCTATATAATAATACCCAGTTTCAAAATAACCATGGATTTCAATATCCGAAAAAGAAATAAAACTGACGAGAATAAAGATTAAAATAAATAAAAACTTTTTCATAATTTCCTCCTGTTAAATGAATTATTTTAGAATTGTCAATCCTGACAGTTTTCTATTGTTGCGTATTGTGTGCAGGGCGACTCTGTTTGCATTTGCAAATGATGAAGAATCGAAGCTTACAAAAGAAAACTCATTATTAACATATATCCTTGCGGTATAGCCTTTGTTTGTTTTCTTCTCTATTATTGTTATCATAATGCCCTCCTCGGCTTGATGATTTTTATTTAATCATCTTATACTCTCAATGTAGCACATCCTAATATAAATGTCAAGCTTTTTTGCAAAATAAATCATTTTATTTTATATAATTTCTGTACTTTTTAATAGTTTTTTCATTTGCGAATTGTAAATATTTTGAGAATCATGCACAGGCTTTTCAATTGCCGGGAGCAACATCTTTCTGGATTTTATATTTGCGGTTCTTTGAGAAAGATTATAGAGGTGTTTTTTCTTGAATTGGATCCTATTTTTATTTTTTTTGAATGAGGTTATTAAAAATATATTATCTGAATAGCGCAATACTTTCTTTTCCCGGAAGGCTACTGCTGCCCTTGCCACATTCATGGCTTTTTTGCTTCTAAATTTTTTCTTGAACTTGCCTTTTACTTTTTTTGACTTTAATTTTCTTAGATAATTTTGTCTTGTGACTAATCTTCGGTTTGAACCTCCCCTGGCGTATAATTGAGGAATGGCTAGAGCTGAACCTCTTTTTGATCGTCTTTTTCCCCCTTCTTCCTGCAATTCCATGTACCCGGCGCGATCGCGCGCGCCTACCCTGGTTTCCATCTGTGAAATATCCTCAGTTTCGGTTTTTTCATATCGAATATTGGCAATCGTGAAGTTATTACGCAAAATTAGGCTATCCCTTGCATTTTTTACGTAATTTCTCCGGGAGATTGCGGCAACTATGTTTAATGTGTTTTTAGCTGCTCTATTGGATGCTTTTTGAAGATCAACAAAACCGCGGTTTATTTTTTCGGTATCTATTTTTAGATTTATATTCATGTTTTATAATATATCATTTCAATTTTTAAATCAAATAAAAAAAGCCCGGCAGTGTATCACCGGGCTTCCGTATATATATCGTATGTTAATAATAATCGTTAATATTAAGCCGCTTTATTTGCCGACTGCATATTTCTACCTCCTGAGTCTAAGATTTTCTATTCGATGATTAACCCCTGTGATTAATATCTTTTTCAAGTCTACTACTGAAAAAAAATTATAAAACCGGCAACGCCGGGTATAAGCTTAAAATAAATCCAAAGATTCATCTAAAGATTGATTTTCCTCATCTTCCGTTTCGGGCTCTGACTGTTTTGTATTTGATTCTTTTTTGACTTCCTGTTTGGGATCCCCGGAGAAATCAGGTTCTTGTTTTTCGAGTGATTCGTTTATGTCGTCGATTACCGAACCGGTCTTTTTTTCTTCCGTTTCATCATCGTATATTGCGGAGGCGAGAAGTTCCCTGGCCTCTTCGTATCGTTCGCAAAAGTGACGTATTGATGATTGTAAACCCATTTCTTCCGGCCAATCATCCCATATTGTTTTTTCATTTTTATTTTTTGCTGATTGGTAAGCTTTTGAGCAATTGCGCCACTGATCAATCTTTGATTTTGAATAAAATTCGGTTTCAAGCTGGCCATTTATTTTTTTAGCCTGGACCCACACTCCGAGAAATTTACCTTTGTCATCGGAAATACTTATGTTGTGTTTTACTTCACCAGTGCCCTTGTTAATAGTGCAATCGTCTTTTTCGTAGACTTGTCCCCACCTAAGATCAAGGAAGATCGGTCTTTTCCCTCCGACCAATAGGGCATAGTAGCCACGATCACGGATGGAGAATCTTACTTCCTTAACCCAGAGATCTTTTCCATCAGATCCCTTACGATTTGTTTTTCTTCCCTGGGGCACAAGATATGCATGTTTGCCGCCTATTTGTAGGCCGGTGGAAACTGATTTCTCGACCGCTTCTATGAGGGAGAGTTTTCCTTCCGGACTCGCAAAGCAATCAATTAGCTTATCATCCTTTGCGATCGTCATAATTGTACGCTCAAAGAATTGGTTTTGTTTTTCTTCCGGCCATGATTGAAACTCTTCACCGGCAGAGACTAAGATTTTTGATTTCAAGGCAGTTATGCCTTTTCTGATTGACTCTTCTTTTTGAATCATGCTCATTACCGGGACATATTCAGCCGGTAGGTTTTTGTTTTCTTGCATGGTTTTGCTCCTTATTATTTAATCTTCATAACGGGATGTTTCAACATCCTCGTAATCATCTATAATTTTTATTTTTGAAGCATAGAGCTGGAATAAAAAAGAATCGAACCCGTAAAGGTTAGCCGTTTTCATTTCGTTAGCTTCCGTATCACTTATCGATAGCTTCCATAATCCATCTTTATTTATGCCAATATTATATTTACATGAATATTGAGATGCGTTGGAATCTTCGTCGAAATAGTAATTTATATATCCTTCACATTGTTTCGATTCTTCGCGGATGAAAGTTATATCATCAGGCGGTTCACTATATCCGTCACCAGACATAAACTCCTCGATGATTTCGGATATTTTATATTCTGATTTTTTTAAGGGTTTGAAGAACTTTTTTATATTTTCTTCGATTTCTTTTTTACTGGTAGAAATGATTGTTTTATTAACTATTTCTATTATCCAGTTACAGACTAACTGATTGTATTCGGGGAGTTTTAAATCCATGTTTCCAAGAGAGAGGGATTGTTTTATTTTTTCTTTCACCTCTTTTCCAAAGTCGGAATAATCCCGTAAACAATCTTTGATGATCGATTCGATTGTTGTTTTGAGGGTTTCTTTAATTTTTTCCTCAACAAAACCTGATTTAACAATTTCTTTGAATTGTTCTTTTACTGTTTTTTCGATTTCCATATACGCTCCTTATTGTATTATTTTAGCAATCCTGATTTTGTCAAGATGCTTGAACTTTAATTTTTACGTTTCCGGGATGGTGATATCGTTTTCAAAATAGGTTTTTATTGCGTTAATTAAATGAGGATAGCCGGTTTCATAATTCCATTCTGATCTGCTACCATATTTGATTTCTAATTGTACTAATATTTTT